AGAAATATAGTCTCAAATCCGCTCTCATCGTTAAGAAAACTATCAGTAAGATTTCTAGTCAGACTGTTAGGATAGTCGATAGCATTAGGGTATACATCAAAGCTATATTCCAAATGTACCCTGGTTTTACTTATTTAGCTTCCTTCGTCGCTTGTTGGAAAACCTTTTCAATGGTGTTTTCTTACTTTGGTTTTTTTAACAAAGCAAAGAAAGATGATGCTAACATTAGCGCTTCCACACAGAATGCTAGCCACAATGCCGTCAGGCCCGATCCTGACAGGAATGTACCGAATAAGATTACTCTTAAGTATAAACAGGAGAATGGACGAATATATCAGGTTAAGCCCTTTGCCCAGAATAAAGATGAACAGCTACACTCAGTCGCGAATAAGATCATTTCAAAAAACACCATCATCATTAAGAAGGGTGGTGCTCAGGACGCGTGGGCTCATGCCACCATAATTTGCGGTTCCGTTGCGATTATACCGTCTCACTACTTCTTTGAAGCTAATCGAATAATGTCACTTGATGAGGATGAGGCTCATACCATCCTCGAAATGTTCACATCAAATGGAGTTAAGTTCAAGGAGACTACCCTTAAAGAATTCCATGAATCTCTAGCTATTAATATTCCTGATAATGATCTTTCCATGTTCATTATACCTGGTAAGCTGAAGACTTTCCCAAATATAGTTAAACACTTTATTAAGGAAGATCAACTGCCTACAAAGTATATTGATGTCATGATAGTTTGTGCCAATGAGAATAAAGGCTATGTTTGCCATGATACCGAAGCTATCATGAGTCCTGAATCCATGTGTTATGTTAACAATCATGGAGATAAGTTTACCGTGAAGCGGAACTTCTCCTACCGTGCTGATACAGTACCTGGAGATTGTGGTAGTACGATTTTTGCCAAAGAACTCAATTTTTACCCATCACCCATTTTAGGATTCCATATTGCTGCTACTCGTAATGTAGAAACTATGGGTTTTTCTAACGTTTTGACACGTGAAGTCATTGAGGAATGTTTATCTAGTATAGACAACCTTGAGAAGGCTTCACCTCCTATTACGTCGTTCAAATACGTAAAAGAAACTCATAAGGAAAACATTTACTCAGAGTTCAGAATGGCTTCATCCACCACGTTACCTTTGGGCATGGCTACTAGCTCTGTCCTGCGTAAGACGCCGCATATTTTCGGCGTCTTTGGTGAACCTACTGTTGAACCTGCAGTTTTACATCCTTATGTTATTGATGGTGTACGAGTCGATCCTCTTGAGCAAGCCACGCTTAAGTATCAGCAACCAGCCCCGCACATTCCCCGCGAATTATTATTAGCGGTCACTGAAGATCTTATAGATGAAATTATTAGTAATAGTGATAAGTTTGAGTACCGCACCCTAAGCTTTGAAGAAGCTGTTGAGGGTGTCCCTGATGTCAAATATATAGACAGCATTTCTCGTAAGACGAGTGCTGGATATCCCTATTGCAAACTTAAGCCTCATGGAGATCGAGGCAAACAAGGCCTTTTTGGAAAGATTGGTACTTATGAATTTACCTCTGACGACGCACTTAAACTTAAAGCTGAAGTTGATGATATTATCCAGAAAGCACGAAAGAAAGAGCGTAAGCTCCACATATATGGTGATTTCCTTAAAGATGAAACTAGACCAAAGCATAAGAAGTACAGTCCTAGACTTGTCAGCTGCGCCCCAGTCGAGTTCTCTATTGCATTCCGCAAAGTACTTCTTCCTGTTCATGCATGGTTCATGAGGAACAGAGTTAAGAATGGTTTCGGAGTTGGAGTCAATCCCTACAATGAATGGGGTTCATTGGTTGAACATCTTCAGATGGAAGATACCACTGAATCTTACATCGCTGGTGACTTCAAAGGCTTCGATACCCGTATTAGTTCCGTTTTCCAAGAATACGTTGCTATGGTTTATAAAGCTGTTATGAAAGATGCTATTGAGAAAGATCCTGAACTAGGTAATGTCATTGATGTCCTATTAATTGATATATTTTCTTCTGTGCATATATCTAAAGATAATATATATTATTGGACTTCCGGTCAACCTTCTGGCAATCCTGCTACTACTTTTGTTAATTGTATAGTCAATCGTCTTCTGATACGTATGTGTTGGATTGTTTGTAATGGTCGTAACATAGATGCTGTCAAACTTTACAGGAAATTAGTTAAAGATATCGTTTACGGTGACGATAACGTTATTTCCGTGCATCAAGAAGCTAGGTCAAAGTTCAACCCTACTTCTGTTTCTTCTGCTATGAGCGAATTCAACATGATTTATACGTCCGAAGAGAAAGATTCCACAATAATCGAGTTCCGTAATTATTGGGAAATAAGTTTTCTGAAAAGAGGTTTTACATATGATGGTGTTAACATGTTAGTGTTAGCCCCCCTCGATTTAGAGACTATAACTTATATGCTTTACTATCATAAGAGGTCAAAGGATTTTAAGGTTAATCTACAGATGGCTTACGAGTCTTTCTTAGATGAACTAGCTTTACATGATGAGTTCGTTTACTTGTTTTATCTTGACAAAATTGCACCCATTATGTCCAAAGAATTCGATTATATTACGAAAATATCGGATCACCAAGAGCGCAGATTAAAGACTCTTGGTAAGAAACTCGTATATTAAACCCGATCTTGTAGGGGGGAACAATAGAATCTTATGAGCCCAACCCCCCAAACACTGCGGGCTTTAATACCCTTATTTATTTAAATCAAGGAAATTGTTTATATATTTATATTTACCAACCAGGGTGACAATTAAAATAAACCCAGGTACTCATAAGTCGTCTGCATGATTTAGTGGTCATGTAGTTGTATAATTCACTAGCTGCAACCTCAAACCAAAATAATAACATTGTAAATAAGGATACCGACAATGTTACTTTATCCAAAGATATCCAAGAAAATTTGGCTCAGTTTTCTGATCCATCTATGCCTCATATTGATCATTCCATTATGACCATACCCAATCCTCTAACTGCTTCCAATTTAGGTTCTAGAGTTATTGATGTTAAAAACTTTTTGGAAAGACCCGTCTTATGCCCCGCTGCTTCCATCACTTGGAATACTTCGTTAATTCGTGGTACGATCTTGATGCAAATGTCAGTTCCTTCTCTTTTGTTGAATGAAACTGTTTACAAAGAAAAGATATCTGGCTTTTATGGGTTTAAAGGCGATCTTGTTCTTAAGTTCCAAACTAATGCTCAGAAATTCCAGCAAGGAATGGTTCTTATATCCGTTCTTACTGGTGGACCCATGATCACGATACCTAGATTCAATGTAGTTAAGAATTCCATCGTAGCTCAGTCGCAATTACCTTCTGTGCGCCACGACATTTCTACTACTAATGAAACAGTTATTAAAGTTCCATATTCTTCACCCATGCTCATGCATCCTCTTGATCCTATACGTTCGAGAGATTATGCGACCGTGTTTTACACGGTTTATTCCCCTTTGAGTTCCGGTACTATTTCTTATAAGTGCTGGTGTCATTTCGAGAATGTTGAGTTGCTTTACCCGATGGCTCAATCTGGTAAGAATATGAGAGTTACTAAAAGAGCAAATCGTTATACTTCTTCAGATCAGGAAGACACAGGTAGTATTATTTCTACTCCAGTCTCCACTATTGCTAGTGGAGTCAGGCAGCTTGGAGATAATATACCCCTTATTTCTAGTTTTTCTCAACCCACAGCTTGGTTTTTAGATTCCTTATCTAAAGGTTTTGCTGCCTTTGGTTTATCAAATCCTGTCGATACGTCCGTAAGACATTCCTTTGTTCCGAGGATTATGTCTCATCCTAACAATATAGATGTTAATGATACTGTCGACTCGTTTGGTTATATAGCTGGAAATAAGGTTGCCCATTTACCAGGCTTTGCTGGTACGGATGTCGATGAAATGTCTATTCAACATTTATCTTCTATCCCCAGTTATCTGTCTGGAGATTCTTGGTCTGATACTCAAGCTGCAGGTACAGAGATTCTTACTTTTACTATTGGTAAGGTAGGTTTTTATGTCCCTGGTGTTGTTACCACTGGAGGTTTACCCAGAACATACCGAATGTATGCTCCTTTTGCATATGTCGCAAATAGGTTCATGTATTGGCGGGGTTCTATAAAGTATAAGTTTTATTGTGTTAAAACCAACTTCCATAATGGTAGATTGGTTTTTGCCTTTAATCCTAATTACACCCTTGCAAAGAATACTTATGCAAATTCGTATTTCAATACTAGATACATCTGGGATATAAGTCAGGTTCCTACATTTGAGATTACCATTCCTTATGTTAATCCTCAGTCGTGGACTTACTTTGATGACAACTCGAACATTGGGACTCTCAAGGCCTTTGTTCTCACTGAGCTTGAAGGTGTTAGCGGTGTTGCTAGTACTGTTGAAATTATAACAGAAATTAGTGCCGGGCCTGACTTTGAAGTTTCCGTATCTGCATACGGTAATGAGCAAGGTAGGCAAGCTATAATGGTACAATCAGCGGACTTTGCTATAGAAAATACTCGATTAAACTATAGTAAATTCAAACAATTATCAAATAAATCGGGACCCGAAGGAGATTCGGGTAATAAAAAAGATCTTCACTCCCTTCACAAGAAAAACAAAGTTTTTGTACGTTATGCCAAGCAAAACCAATCCAAAAAAGAGAAGAATATTAGGAATTCTCGTATGAACAAATATTCCATATATGCTCAATCCTCTGAATTATCAATGGGTGGTTTTGATGATGATACTAATCTGAACATTAATCAAAACGAGATTGATACTGCTGGATACAATTCTTTGTATACTACTGGTGAAGCCATAAAGTCTCTCAGACAAACCCTCAAAAGGAGTAACTTGAAGTTTCTGGGTGATACAGCTAATACAGCTGTTTACCGCTGGACTTCAGACACACACATGCCTTTTTATGCCACTTTAGAAGCAGGTCAGCCCGATATTTTACCATTTACTAGAAATATTCAGGATGATTATGATTATTTCTCCGGATTATTCGCATTCTTCCGAGGTGGTATTATATATCGAGCCGTTCCGCACGCTACTACTGCGGTCCGCCCACGCATGTTCCTTTTGAATACCAGCATTACAGCATGGTCTCCTCAGGTCAGTACGGCCGATAAGAACATCATTGCTGGTACGCAACCTAACCAGATTCTGAGTAGCAGTTATGTCCAAGGCGCAATAGACGCACATGTTCCGTTCTATTCACCTACCCACACTGCTGTTTTTATGCATTGTCCTTTCGTAACTACGTATACCACTAGTTTACCTTTCGACTTTGGCCATAAAACGATTGATATTACCATGCGCAGTCCTACTGCAAACACTATATCATTCGATGTCACTAGACAAATAGCAGATGACTTTTCCATGGGTGGTTTCATTGGAGTACTTCCAGTACTTAATGCAAATCTCCCCTCTGGAACAGTCCCGCTCCCCTAAGTTAGTTTTAATTAATTTTATTGGATGTATGTAATCACGGCCTTGGATTTGACGCTTTAACCTGGTCGTAAAAATATATACGATCCTGCGTCATTAAATTATTTATTATTATAGAGAAAATAGACATGTTTATATTACGAAATAAATTTTCTTTATGATTCGTAAGTCTCGTTGTTTGAAAAGCGAGTCTGATCCCCTTTGGTTATCAGGGGACTTTTCTGTCA